TAACCAATCAAAGTCGTTTATTAATTTAATATCATTGCTGTTAGAAAGGCCAAACTGCATACCAGCCCTAGCACCTCCCAACGCATACTCACCAAACTCTCTATCGTGTCCCAAGGTTGTCCAAGTTTTGAGTCTTTCATTTGTTTCATCCTCATGTTGTCTATCAATTGTTTTACTTGCTAATTTAGCACATTCTCTAAAAGCACTTTTCCATGTGTTAAACGGATCTGTATTAAATGCTGTAATATTAGATATCTCATTAATTACTTTAAATTTATCACTAATACTAGTTGTCATATCTGTTGTACTTGTATCCATTTGCTTAGTTAATTCAGTTGGAAATAACTTTACGCCGCCATACCCATAAATTAAATTATTAATAGGATTCATGCTTCTATAAACATGCACTGTATCAGATTCGGTTGTATAGTAATTAAAATCAAATTCATCAACAATTACTGCGTCGCCGTCTACAACAAAAAAGTAATTAGTAGTTGATAACTTAGCCGCTTCAATATGAGCATTGTGGATCCCTTTTACATTACTAACTCGCTTTACTCTGTCATCACCAAAGATTCCAACTGTATTAAATCTACTATATAAATCGTCAAAATTTTGTTCTGCATTTGGTTCATGATAACTTATAAACACTATGTCGTACATTGTTTGCACTCCTTGTAAAAATTCTTTAATTCAGGAAATACAGTTAAGAAATCGGTGCCTCGGCGTTTGTCAAACTGAGTAATAAATTCATAAAACATAAATCTACGTTCTTTAGCAAGACTGCCAAACTCTTCTGGATTTTTAAATCGTTTATCTAAATCTTGCACAATTCTTTTTAAATCATTTGTTTCATGCTCGTCAAAATTTTCTTCCATAAACTTTATACAAGGAATTAAATATGTTTCAATCATGTCTTCAGTTGCAATCATTGCATCAAGAAATCCAGGATTTCTTACATATGGAATTGCAATTCTCACTCTGTTTTTAAAACTATTACGTAGTCTTAACACAATTCCAAGAAACGGTCTAAATGTAGGAAAACTTAAAATATTAAATGCTGACATAAAACTTAGTTTTCCGTTAGTATTTTTTAGATACAATAATACATTATCATAGAATTGTTGCCAATTCATTCCTGTTCTACTATACTCTGCTTGCGCTCCTTTACTTTCAGCACTTACATGTAAGGTAAATCCTTTAATACAATTATTATTTTCAAGATGCTGTATTTTTTTAATAAACTTATTCCATAGCTTTCCTGGGGGACATGCATTTGTATTAATAGAAAATTCTAACTGAGGTTGAGGATTATCTATTAAATGTTGCAATACTTTATCAGTATGTTTACTTAAAAGAGGTTCACCTCCTGTAATACGAAAAGTGTGCATATGTTTAACTGCTTCAGGAAACCATTTCCAAAATGCGTTAATATACGGGTTATCTTCTCTTTCAGGAATTTGCTTTTGATATTCATCTAGTTGATTGTAAAACCAATTGATCGTACTAAACTTATAATGACCGTGTTCTTTAATTTCTTCAGTCCATTTACTACTAAATGCTGGTCCACAATAACTACACTTAAAATTGCATACATTAGAAAAACTTACTTCAACATATCTAGGATAAAAATCATCATATGCGTTAGAATTTACAATTTTGTGATAATCTGGCCAACTCCAATAATTTCTACTTTTCCATATTCTATCACTATAATGATCCGTGTTATCTTCAATGCGCCAACAGTAATCACATTCACTAGGTCTTTCACCGCTTTTCATCTGTTGGCGTGTATTCTTTTTAAACATTGTATTATGTAGTAATTGCGGATTTTCTTCAACTTCGTTAATTGGAATTGTATGTGCCTTTACATGATGACAACTATGATTTAATCCTGATCCTAAGTGTATAGTAACCTGTGTCCATTTAGCCAAACAGAATCCGCATCCTACTTGATTTAACTTTTCTTTAACTTTTTTAGGATCTGTTAATTCCATTTTATTCCTTGTCTATAATAAACTGCTGGGCACTATTTCTACTAGGATTTTGATAAACTGTTTTAAAAAAAGCACTTTGTTCTTCAGTAAATGGCTGAATAGCAATTGGACATTCTAGTTCATTTACTAGGCGTGCGCCATGTATAAAAATTTCGTCATGTAATACTTCTAGTGGCAACGCATCTCGGCCGGCCCATAGATCGTTTAAATATTTAAAATCTCTTACATTTACATAATCCCAATCATCTAACATTGTAGCAACTAGACCTTCACGTGCTCCATAAATTGCCCAGTTTCCATTTGGAGTGTCGGAACCAACCATTAACCAAATCCACAGTCTGTGTAAATTTTTCCAATGGCCAGAAAGGAAATTTTCTTTAGTAGGTTTAACACCTCGGTCTAATGCCATCTTTACACCTTCACGAAATCCGGCTCGCCATGCTTGATGTGGCGTGGCGTTATTATACACATCACTATAGCAACTGTTCTGTTGAATGTATTGCAAGTCCCAACAAAAATCTACTTGGGCAGACTTATTATCTGGATCGGCGTTTTCGTGTGTACGCATATTAAGCACATACTCTTTAGGCCAACATTTTAAACCGCCGTTGCCGTACATAAGTCCATTAATAGCATTTTTACCACACCAGCTAATAACACTATTTTCTAAATCTGTATGTTCGTCAAAGTCTAATACTTGATTAATAAAATCTGGACGAATTTTATTATCGCCATCAACTGTAATAAATCGATCCGTTTCACTTAATTCAGCACATGCTTTATGTGCGGCATCACTACCTTCTACGCCATGCACACGTTTAGCCCAAGGTGCCTTAGTAAGCAAGTCAGCATAATTTTCTTCTGCATTAGGTTCATCATAACTCAAATATATAATATCTTGTTCTGCAATCTTTAACTTCATTTCTTTTCCTCATACACGCATCTAGTTATTTTGCTATTTGAATAAATGCTGTATTCATCTGGTACGTTTAAATCTACATGTTGTGTGTCACTTAAATTGAACTTAACTGACTTATACAAAAAATGCGGATCTTCTTTTTTTGTTACACTAAACAGTATTTCTTCTTCTAACTTAGAGTCTACAAGACTCTGATTTGTACTAATATAACATAAATTATGTTGCTTGTCAACTGTAAATATTAGATCATGCAAACTATCATCAGATATATGCAATACTTTATTGAAAACAAATTTATCATTTATAGATATGTTCTTTTTTAACTTATAAGTTTTAGTTATAATGTCAAACAGAACTCTGTAATCTTCCATTTTATCTTCATAGGACTGTATTGGTGCTATTTCTCTTTCGGTAACTTCAATATATTCGTAGCCATCTTCAATGGAAGCCCCTACACTAAACAGTTCGCCTGTTTCTTTAACAAAACATGCATACTGTTTTCCATTCCAATTAGCATACATTGTATTTCTCCATAATTTGATTACAAAATTTATCTTCTGTATAATGAAATACACCTAACTGACTATAATTTCCTATTTTTAAGTTACATTCATCATCCATATAATACGGAATGTCATCTAACCAATTATCACTTGGATTACTCCAGTCTTGTACTTTTGATTTCATGTGAGTAAATGATAATAAGTTGCAAGAGTATTTTTCTAAATTAGTATTTAAAACTGCTATTGCATGATTGATATCCATACTACTTAACCTAGGCTTTAATTTCTTTAAGTAAATATTGTAAAATTCCTCATGATTTTTACAAACTAATTCTAGATGTTTATAATATTGTAATCCAATATCGTTCTTTTTAAAATAATGAAATGCACAATACACGTTTGGTAAGTTATTTTTTATAAATGCTTGTCTATAATAATTATCTTTAACTATAGTACCTTTATATGTTTGAACATTTGTAGTAAAGCATACGTCATATTTTTCTAAATAGGTCCAAACATGGTCTATATTAGATAAAAATATCATGTCAGTATCTAAAACAATAGTTTCTGTATAGGGAGTTACATGAAAGATTTTCCAACGATCTTCAGTACGATAAAAGTCGGTGCCAGATTGCCAAGGTATAGCAATTACATTATCAAATACATTACGATACTCATCTGGAAGTTTATCATTAGTAATAATAGAAACACTATTAATTTCTTGTGTTTTCTTAATACTCAATGCGCAAAGATATGCCTGTTTCACATAATCTTTGCCTGAAGCCATCATTACATATCCTTTAGACATTTATTAACTTATCCAAACTAAATTTATTCATTACGTGTACATTCATATTATTTGTTGATGCTAATGTATACTCGCCATGAATATTCTCCTTTTCAAGAAGAAATGTTAATTGTTCATCGTGTAGCTTATGTAAAATATCTCTATCTAGAGAATAATATAACTTTCCAGGCAACGATTTAGCCCAGTCTAAATCTTTAAATCCGTTCAGTATGTGTATTGCAATACTAAACGCATGATCATTTCTAAAGTTACGAGATCCTAGATCATAAACATATTGATAATGTTCCCAATTGTTTACTACATAATTTAATATAGTAAAGAATGTTTTAATTTCTGGCGTTTTTTTAAAATAAAATATTGAAGCCCAATAAAATGGAATACCCTTATCATTAATATAATCAAATTCTTTATGCTTGCGCCATGATGCTACATCAATACATTCTTTATAGATTTGAAATTCATGGATGCTATCAAATGCGTGTTTCAATGTATCATTACAAATAATAATATCAGTGTCTAATACTAAGGTCTGATTATAAGGAGTTAACTCATAACTGTTAGACCTACCAAAATTTTTAAAATATAAAGTTTTATAAGTTTCTTGGCCGTTTCGATATCGTTTAAAATTATTATCTGAGTCGCTGATAGTAATAACGTTATCAAATATTTTTCTATAACTGCTATTAATTGCATCTGGAGTTGAAGTTACAACCGTAGTGGGCAAGTTTAAATGCTTGCGAATTCGATTAGCAAGCAAAACTGCTTGCTTTACATAATCAATTTCACCATTATTATTTGCAAAGCATAATACACCTTTACTCATTAACTAAGCCTTCAACATTTCTTTTAGCTGTAAGGATTGTGTATTCAGAATAGTATCTATTAGATGCTGTAACATATTGCTGTTTTGCTAAATTAACAAACTGTTTTAGATCTTCGACTAATACTGGGGTGTCGTTATCATCTGTAATTACTGTTTTCTTAACATCGAGCATTAGTAGATTAGAAACAAAAGAAAATAACTCTTTTGAAACAGTGAATCTTCCGCCTAAGTGATACAGTACTAAGTCTTCTTGATATTTTTGTTGCAATAGTCGCTTTTGTGTACTAAGTGTCGCAGAAAAATTAGCAAACTCTAATGCTTTCTTTAGATCGTTATCCATAGTTATACTCCTAGTTAAGTATAAACTATTTAATCTTAGAGGTTGTCAGTTGTATTGAAAGTTGGCGCTGGAACGTTAACACTACTTGCGTTATTTGGTCTTCTTTGTTGTATTGTACTTGTTGTTGTAGCCGTTACTGCTTCGTCAAAGTTGGGATTAGGGCCTTTATCTTCATTGAATGTAACACGGAACGTTAGTACTGCACCATTTTTCTGTGCTTCAACTAAGTAATCATTGGCTCCGTACGCACTTGCTGTCTTGTTAAACACTGCTGTATAAGAGCCAGGTAAGTTTGAATATCCATAATTAGTGCCAGTTGAACCGTTGCTTGTTGTACTTCTGCCAAATACTACAGTTCCTACGCTAGTCATCAAATTTCTCCAGTCGTTGTTAATTGGAGTATTTCCTGAACCAATAGTACCACTTAGGTTAATAGTTCCGCCTGCGTTAAAAAATACACGCATATGTTCTGCACCACTAATTGTAGTTGTAGAACCGTCGCCGTTTGTTACAGCATAACCGGGGAACGTTACTGTAAATATGTGGTTAATATCAGTTGACCAACTTGCAGTTCTTTGACTTGATGTTCCTGCCTGCAATCCTGTTTGGTTTGCATTAACATTGAGTCTTGCGCCTTGACATGTAATACTCAAGGATTCGTACTGTACATATCCTTCTTTTGATATAGTATTGCTTTCCTCAACAGTATCGCCTACTGATGGTTGTGCAATTTCTGTAGGTACTGCACCAGTTTGGTGTAGTCTAATTCTATACATGTCATTGTAAAGTTTGACCATGTCGGCAGCTTGCACTGTTGCGCCTGAAGAAATTGTAGCACTTTCAACTGCTTGTCCGTATCCTTCGTCTCCGGAACCGAGCCCTAAGACTGCGGCAATTCTTGCTCGAATAATGTTGTACCTTGCCGCGGTAATTGTATCGCCTACTGCCATAATATGTTTCCTCTTCTATACTTATACTTAAAGTACGCACTCAACTAATTTTTCTGACTCTTCAGTGTTTGATTCCAATGCAATACCAACTAAATTTCCGCCATTGATTACTGTATTTGCTGTACCGTTGTCTCCAACATATACTGCCTGTCCTTTTTTAACTGAACCTGTTACTCTTACAGGAACACGACCTTTTAGTGCAATGTACTGTCCGTCTGCTTCTGAATTCATCATAAATGCAGGATCAGTTGATACAACACCAATTGCTATATCACCTACTTTTGTAGGTTCTACTTCGTGATCAGGATGATCGCAAACTGCTACTACTGTACCAAATGGTAATTCTTCGTTTGTTGAATATTTTTCTGCTAAGTCAGCATATCTAGCACTAGTTGAAATACCATTAAACACATTAGCAGATAAGTTACCTGAACTATCTCTAACTGCTACAGTATTATTTGTTGCGTTTACATCACCTGTTCTAAAGTTTGCACCAACTTGTAGGTTAGTTGCATTTGTAGCAAGACCGTTAAATGTAGTTGCGTACATGTTTCTAAACTTAAAGTTTGAAGTGCCAACGTCGTATGTTGTCGTAGATGTTGGAATTAGTCCAACAGCCGAAACATGGAATGGTTCAGTTGTTACGCCTCCAACAGATTTAACTCTAAACCTAATCTTTTGTCCAGTAGTATTCTCAATAACACCTTCGTCACCAGTTCCTGCTTGGTCAATATATACTGCTAAGTCGTTTGCCGCGCCGACTGTAAATCCAACATCGCCAAATCTAACAACACTAGTAAAATTTGCGTTACCTGAAAGTGCATATGCCGAAGCTAGTTGACCGTTTAATCGGTCTGAATCAGTTGCAGTTCCCCAAAATCTATGAGTACTTGATGTAACACCTGTTGATCCTGTGTTTCGTAAGGTAACACCTTGTCTAATTACATCAAAACCTGTAATTACATTCGAAGGATCTGTTTGGTCAATAGTAAATTCGGCATTACTAATAATAAATTGTACGCCGTCTTCGACTGTACCTTTAATAATAGTTCTATTTGTTAGGGTAGTATCTCTTACTTGCGAAGTAACCATAGCTGTTACTGTATCACCAATAGATTGTGGACCAATTAGGACAAATCCACCGTCGCTATTTTGTGCATACAGTTGGTTATTTGATGTATCCCACCAAAAATCACCAGTAGTTAATCCAACTGGTTGTGTGCCGGATACTTCAGCTCCGCCTGTTGTTCTAAATTTTGTGCCGTCATAAAACTTGAGCTTCTTTAAGCTACTATCAAACCAAATCTGACCGCTTAATGGGTTAGCAGGTGAATTGCCGCTAGAGAAGTTTTCAAGTAAATGTACAAAGTTTTCGTTTTGAATTTCACCATAACCGGCATAGTTTTTACCTACTAACTTAATAGTAGTACTTTGGTCAATGGTTCCGTCCTCGACAGTGGCTAACTGTTGTCCATTTGTTAAATTAATTATATATGCCATTTACTAATACCCCTAATTGTGTTATATGTATTTATACTAAAACGCCCGGAGTTAGGTCTTGCACATATGTCCATACTCCTCCTACTACTCTATACAGTTTTAACGAACGTTGTACGGTTGAACTAATCGAACCAGTAGCGTTATTAAATGTAGCACTGTTAATTACACTTACAGATCCGTTGTCATTACCGCTGATATCTAATGCTTGTACAATAGTTGTTGATTCATTAAACGCAGTGTCTAGTGCAGAACCTGTTAGCGTAGCTGTAGCACCTGTTGTAGTTGTGCAATGTATTCTTGCTTCTGTATTATCTTGTTTATTTCCTGATGGAACAATGTCATTTAAAATAATGCCAACATTAGTATTAAGTTGTGCGCCGGTTCCTAACCCTGTAACATCAAGAGTTAAAGGAATTACTTCTAAATTAATCTGACTGTCAACATAATTTTTTGTAGCAACATCTTGAGGAGCAACTGGATCTAATACATTTCTAATTTTTCTACTAGTAACAAAATTTAAATCACCAGCAAGTGTTGCATTTAATCCGTTGCCGCTTCCGTCAACAGCATTAGTAACAACAGAAATACCGCCTGGAAAACTAATATTGCCAATAGCTGCCGATGTCAGTGTACCTAACTGTGTAATACCACTTGCATTAGAGCCTGTAATAATATCAACCCCATTGAATTTAAGTGATCCTGATCCTGTAATATTAATGCTTGTATTTGATGTCCACGCATTAGTTACATTTCGCCATAAAAATTCTTTGTTGCCGTTTGCCGACTTAACAATAATACCAGATTCATCAACTTGTGCATCTGTTAATAATGTACTATCTCCTGCATCAGCAAGAGTAATACTTTTATCTTTAACAACAAGTTCTTCAGTTCCAATAGTAACAGTATCACCATCTACTATAAGACTTCCTGTAACTCTTAAATCGCCGCCAACATCTAATGTGTATGATGGATTATCATTATAAATTCCAACACGGCTATTCTGCGATTTAATACTTAGTGCATTTTGAATACCAGAACTATTACGCATTTGAATAGTATAATTTTGATTTGAAATTTCGTTTAGAGCAACAACGCCTTGACTAGTTACTTTTAAAACATGGTTCTCAGATAATCCTACTGTAAGTCCGCCGTTGTTTCTAACAATTAATGCACCAGTAGTTGTATCGTCACTATCACTTGCTAGGAACTGACCGGCTCCTCGCTCTACTCCAGCATCATCAACTAGCTTTCTAGTATTGTTTGCTGTTCCAGCAAAAATAAAATCACTGTCAACAACGTTAAATCCTTTAACTACATCTCCAGTAAAACCTGGAATTGTATCTACATTCTGTGGAGTGAATCCAATTTTACTCCATAAGCCAACTAAAGAGCCGCCAACCCAATACTTAACAATAGTTCTACTTGTACCTGTACTATCAAGCACAGTAATAACTTGTGGGCCCGAGCGTCCTTGGAACGCATTATAAATAGGTCCTGCTAATTCTAAATCAGTGCCGTCAAAAAAGTAAAGTTGATTAGAATCGTTGTTAATCCAAAGATCACCTGCAACCATTACTGGCTGTGTAGGTTGCACAATTGGGCCTCCGCCGGTTGTCCAGTTAGTTCCAGTGTAAACTTTTAATCTTGATACTGATGAATCCCACCAAATTTGCCCTGATAAAGGATTAGCTGGTGCTGATGAACCTGAAAAGTTTTCTAGCAGTCTTATAAAGTTTTCGTTAAATGCTTCACCAAAACCCGAATATCCTTTTCCTACTAGTGTAATATCAGTAGTTGAAGCGTCAATTTGTCCATCTGCGAGATTAACTAATAATGCTCCGTTTGTTTTATTAATTTGATATGCCATTTATTAGCCCCCAACTCCTGTATAGATAATATATTTGACTGTTAAGAACGGGTTCATAACATTGTATGGCGTACCTAACTCAGTAACATCAAATGTCTCGTATTCTTCAAGTCCTGTATTTGCATTATAAGTAATATTTCTTCTATTTAGAACTCCGCCTGAACTTGTACGTGCTTGTCCTGCTCCTGAACCTGTTGGAGCATCATATGGAATAGTATCAGCATCTTGCTGTACACCACTATCGTCAAGTATTACATAGAATTGAGCACCTTTTGGTGATCTTAAATCGTGTTCGTGTTCTGGCAAGTTTTTAACGTCAATTGCTCTACTTTCAACACCCGAACCAAGACCAACTGTATCAGCGTTAACATCTGAAACTCTATTAGCACTTGTACCGCCCATATTGTCAGCACCTAGTGGGAATCTACCTCTTAGATCAGGTACACCAAAGAAACCTGATTGTACCTGGCTTTGGTCTTTAAACTGATATAAAATTGTGTTATACAATGTAAGATAATCTGAAATTCTATATTCTGTACCGTCACATAACAACCATCCTGGAGGAATATTAATACCTGCATAAGGTATAATAGTAGCAATAGGAATAACTGGAACACTACTTACAAGTGCTTGTTGACTAATTTTAAACACGCCGGTATTGTCGCCGGAGATTCTGTTAATAATAATTTCGTCATCATTATTTGGTACTGTTGTTAATTGTTTGTTAGCAATAAATGTGTTACTAATTGATGTTGTAAATGTCTTAGATGTTCCACCTACTTGTCCGTCAAAGGTAATTTGGTTTGAACTAACATCGCCGGAAATTTGGAAGGTTGTCGCACTGGTTAACTTGTTTGCGTTTGTAGCACCACCTGTTACTGTACCGGTAATGTTACCAATTAAGTTTCCTCTAAATTCAACAGCATTTACAGTTGCCCAACGTTTTTCGGAACTACCTAGTGAATATGTTTGTGTTGCATTAGGTAAAATTGATCCTGTTGTGCTATTACCGGCAACATTTAAGTCTGTTCCAACAAATAGTTTCTTAGCAATACCAACGCCGCCGCTAATCTTAACAGCGCCTGTTCCAATACTAGCACTGTCAGTAGTACCTTGCACAATTAAGTTTGCGCTTGTTTGAATTGAGCCTAATACGTCTAATGCTTCTGCTGGACTTAATGTGTTAATACCTACTTTTTCTGTAGAGTCAATTCTAATTACGTTTTTTTGCAATCCTAAGTTATTAACTTTAAAGTCAATTGGTGCTCCTGAGGTTAAGTTAGTAATAACGCCTGAAGTTCCTTGAACGTCGAATGTTACACTTGCAGTTTGTCCAACTTGTAGTCCTTTGTTGTTACTAATAATAATCTGTTGATCGGAAGTACTTGTTTTGTCACTTCTTAAAAATTTAGTAGCACTAACTATTTCACCGCTTACAATAAGATTTTCAGCTTTTTCACTTGTACCTAAATATTTGCTAATACCGCTACCACCAATATTTGCAGTTGAAAGATTAAGTCCTGGTTGAATAATTGTAAATCCTGCAATTGTACTCTTTGGCTGGAATGTTTTAGTACTGTAAATTGCTACAGGTTGTCCTGCTACTTCAATTTGCAAGATGGTATATAGTACTTCGTCTTTACCCGTTACTACTACTGGCTTTGCACCTGTTAGCAAACCGTCACTATATTCTGGTCCAACTAGTGTCCATCCTGAACCTGTAAAAATGTAAAGCTGATTGTTATCAGTATCTGACCATAAGTCGCCAGTTAATGCATTTGCAACATCTGGAGCAGTATTTCCTTTTTTCAAACCACTTGCATTAACCCATCCAGTACCATCATAAATTTTAAGGGTATCAATACCCACTGAAGTGTCGTACCATAGCTGTCCTTGAATTGGACTTCTTGGCTCGTTTGCATTTGCAAAGTTTTCTAGTAGTTTTAAAAAGTTTTCTGAAATAACAGAACCGTAGCTAGTTGTATTACGTCCTGGAAGATCTAAACTAGTTTGCTGATTAATTGTACTATCTTCAATTGAAATAGTACCTTTGTTGCTGTCTGAATAGTTAATTGTATATGCCATTATTCATTAAACCCCGATAAACTTTGTACACGCACAGTGTAATCGATTTGAATAAGTCTATTCAAACTTTTTTGTACTGGGTGGAAAATAACATGTGTTAATAGTCTACCTTGACCTGAAGGACTATAACTTACTAATCCTAATTCGTCAAATACATATAAACTATCTGCATTAGTAGCGTTGTCTACAGCATCTTGGCCACTTGGTTCACCATAGTCAAGTAAACAAGTTACAAGAATATCTGTATAATTTGTACCACTAACGTGTCTTGATTCAATTTTGTTACGAGCAGGGTCGGTGTTGTTTACACTTCTATCGTCAACTACTTTAATAAATGTTTGGTTATAAAGACTAGCATTAGTACCCGTACTGTTAGGTGTAAGGTATGTAATAATTCCAGTTGGGTCAATGCTTGTGCCTCCATTACCAAATGCCATTTGATATATAAAGCCTTGTCCTGCGTTAGCTAAACTTTCTGCAAGTGAGATACTCATGTTCTCGTAATGTATTGCATTACGTTTATCTACAATAACTTCGCCCGTTTCTGGATTAGAAATTTTAATGTGTCCTTGGAGCATAACTCCGTTTTCTTCTTTTATGTTATCCATCATACCTTTTTCCTATACTGTATTTATTTGGGTAGCTCCACCTTTTCTGCCTTAAAGAAACGTGCTACTAAAGTTTCCGAATCAAATAGTGTAATTCCTGGTGTTTCTGTCCAAAGAGTACCTTGACGTCTTACAATTTGAATTTTAATTCCTTCTGCTGGTGTATTTAACAGACTTACGAATGGTGTTGTACCGTCTACACTAAATTCTGCCGCTAATGTAACATCTGCTTCTGGACTATCTTGATTAAGTGTATAATCAAAACTCTGTATTGCATTCTTACGTAGTCTGCGGCCGCCTACAAATACTTCAAACTCGTTAATGCTTATTGGCGTAAATCCAAGTTCAAACACACTAGATGTACCGTCTGCTACAATTTCATCAACAATAGTTTTATCAGCATACGGTGCTGTTTGCATCTGATTTGCATTGTATACATCACTACCTATTAAGTGTTCTGTTGGAACTCCTGTACCTAATGTACCTCTTTGAATTTGTTTTAATGTATTGCCATCCTTGATTAGATATTCAATTCGTTCTCCGTTAACAAAAATAATTCCTGGAGTCTTGCTATTCTTATCCGGTGAACTTAATCCATTTGCATTATCTAATACAATTTGTTTATCAAATGTATATAACGGCTCTGCAAGTTTATAAGGTTGAACATCGCCTAGACGCTTATAGATGTTTCTATTAAGAATATCTTTAAACTGACTAAATCCAAACTTAGGTGTAATCTGTCCAACAGCACTAAACTGTATTATCTCAACAACATCGTTGTCTACAAAACTTTGTTTATATCTTAGATACTGTTTATCTGTAGTTAATGTATAATCAACACTAGGTGTTTGTAAAACTCCGTTTACTGTTAACCAAACATACTGCACTTCTACAGCAGGATATCTAAGTTTAATTAATCCATTTTTAATATGGTTAAATTGAATATAGTCTTCAGTACCAACAACCAATGTTTCTCTTGCAACAATATCGTAATTAATTCTTTCAAATCCCATACTATCGTGCTTGTTAAATGTATAAACTGTTAGTGTTTCTCCTATCTCAGGAGCAACTTTAAGCTGTAATGTTTTACCACTGTCAACCCAAGTATTTTGATTGTTGATTTGTTGGATGCTTCCGAACGCATAATCACCGTCAGTGACAATATATGCTTCTAAAATATCGCCGTCTTTGCCAATACCTGGTTCTAGGATAACGCTACTATTTGAAGGTCTAATATTATATTCAACTGCAATTGTTAATTCTTTGCCGTTTAAAACAAATAATACATCTGACGCATCAAAGCTACCAACTGGAGTTTGCCATATTTCTAAGAAATATTCTCTTTGTGCAGTAGTTACATCAAATTGCTGGTTATAACCAGGATTTAACAAACGGTTTCCTTGTTTGACAATAACATTATGACTATTCGGAATAGCACTGTAAGGAGTTTTTGTTAAATCAAACAACTTAGTACTTCCATCACCTACAAATTCTTCAACTTCAATCTTACTAAACGCATCTGTTTTACTATAAACAAAATAACTAACAAGACTTTGATCTTTTGGTGGAGAGCCAAAAAGTATTTGCGCCTTTTCGTTATCATCAACAAGTACAGCTTCTACTTCTCCGCCGTCAACTGTTACATAAAAATCTAATTCTTTAGAATATTTTGCTTTAGTAGTAAATGCACTAGTACTTCCGTCTGCAACATACTGACCTTCTTCTAGTAAATCTTGTCCGTTTCCGCTAATACTTACAATGTTTATTAGTGTTCCACTCGCAGGTACAGTTTTAAATGTAACTGTTTTATTTTTGTAATTTACATCGTAAACAGTTGAAGGTTGTATTACAGAATCAAGTTTTACAATTAAACCTTTATCATTTTGAGGTTGAATTCCAAATTCAAATACAATTTCAGTTCCGTTAGCTCTGTAAGAATTACTAGTTAGAATACTGCCGCCGGCTTCTGGTCTATGGAATACTCTAATATCAACTGCATCTAAAATTTGTCCTGGAACTTGCTCTTCCGGTCCTTTAGATGTAGTCGGTGTTACAAATCCGTCGCCGTCTACTATAATCTCTTCTGGATTAAATCCTCTTGCAGTATTAAACTGTAAGTCACCACCGCTTAAAATAGTATCATAAGATCTAGGATCTGGTAAGAAACTTCCGTCGGAAGTTGTTTTTCTAAATACTAAAATGTCGCCCGAACTTAACGGTATAATATCTTCGTCAAACACAATAATAGTATCTTCTACTATATCTCCGTCATCTGTTATAGCAATTCCTGTTTGTCCTGCTCCAGTAACACTAGCAATTAATGCATTTGGATTAGTTGGATTATCTGGATAATTAGGATCATCAATTCTTACACCATTTCTATAGATGTTATAAATTGCTCCTACTTCTAGAGGAGATCCAAAAGTTAATATTCTTGTACTGTCGTCTCCAAATTGGAAAATTTCATCTTCGAATGTTGTATCAAATGTATCGTATGTTGAAGTAAACCACCCGTCACTATCCCAGCCAGAGCCGCCGCCAAAGTCAAAGCTAGTTACTTCGACTCCGCCGTAATCAATTCCATCTAAAAGTTGTCCTAGATCATTTCCATACATTCCTGTGTTTGGATTGTAATATAAATTAATTCTATCTTGTGCTTGCAATAAGTCAGGTGCTTTATTATATGTTACAATTACTTCTTTATTAGCATCTAGTGCATTTGTAAATGAAATTCTACCAAAGTATCTTGTATATCCTTTTGTAGTATCCTTAACATTAGAGAAAGTATATTCACTACGCAACGATTCAAGACCATCAATAGTAACTGTAACTTGTGTAGTTTTTAATTGCATTGGCCATTTTAAATCAATTTCTAATTGATCTAATGTTGTCGCAAATGTTTCTATTTCGCTCAGTGTTTGGAATAGATATGTTTTTGTTACTCTGTCAAATTTGCATCTAATATGTGTAGATCTTGCTTTACCGTTTCCTAGTACCGGACTTAGTCTTGCTTCTGTGCCGCCGTCCTCTAATGATCCAATTATATCAATTGTCGGTTGAGACAAGTATCCACTGCCTGAATTAGTTACTAGCACACTTGTAATTTGTCCGTTACCAACAAATGCTTGAGCAGTTGCACCTGTGCCGCCGCCGCCACTAATTACTAGTTTAGGAGCACTTGTATAACCACTGCCAGCATCAGCAATGTTAATTTGTGTTAATTCAAATCCAACATTATCTAACCAATGTTTGCTAGGATATGTTGTAGTATTAGCAACACCTGCAATAATTTCATTATTAACAACTTGAACACTCTGCGGAATAATTCTTCCTTCTTGTTCATTATACACTGGTGCTAGATCAAAATCAGTAACTACATTATTAGCCGGATCAATTTTTTCATATGATGAAATGTATTCTCTAATTTTAGTTTTATAAGGTTTCATTTCTTCTACATAATCTTCATAACTAGATAAGTTATCATTTTGGAAAGTAACTTTTTGTTCTAGTTCACCGATGTTATGTTTAGCCTTAACAAAACTTGTTTTAAATGCCCAATCGACATTTGGTTGTTCTGAGAATACATATCTTAATCCTGCAAAGAACATCTCATTCCAGTGAAGCTGTAATTGATCAATAAAAATGTTATCTCTAAGGATAGTAATTATTTTTCTAAATTCAGCAACGGGTTCTGTATCATAAAATATTTTATCAAAACTTGCGCCATCATATGCAACATTGTCACTTGTTACATCGTATAGAGAATCAAGTAATTCAATTGTACCGCTTTCTCTACCAATAGTTTTATAGTTAACACTATAATCAACAGTATCTTCGTTAGCTATTTTTTCTAATAGTAACCAACCGCCAGATCCAACGTTACTAATTTTAATTACATCACCTATATTATCTGCAAGACCATAAATTTGGTAACTGCCTTCAAGTGTATAATTGATTAATGTAAATTGATTATAACCTGTATCATACCAGTCTTTGTATTTCCAGTAAAGATTTACATCATAGCTTTGAGTAAGAACTCTTTGCCATTCACCTAATACATATTGATATACACTCCACTTACCGTTAATGGACTCATCGCTCTTAACCAATACTGCAAATTTTCTAATAGAAATTTTAACATTATTTGTATAGTTTTTACCAGAATTAATAATCCTAACACTGTTAATTCCTCCGTTGGCGTTTAGGGTAAACTCTAACTCGCCTTCAGATCCTAGTGTATCTGTAATAATGTATGTTGGTGGGTTGATATATCCTTGTCCCGGGTCTGTAATTAAAACATTAATGATAACACCGTTTTCAATTTCAAGTTGTAAGGTAGCAGGTCTAACTTTTGCAATACTTACAAATCTTAGTTCTGCATATGAATCTGAAGTTGTATCAAATATACCTGTTGCGATAGTTGGTAAAGGATCGCTATCTGTTAATTTTGTTAAATCAAACTCGTCAACAATTAGATTGTTTGCTAATATTTTATTTGCACGTTCAACAAATTGTTTTCTTGCTTCAGTTTTATTAATAAACCAACTCTGTCTAGGTTCGTTAAGAGATCCGTATTTTTGTTTAATTGGAAGATTAATATCAGGCACCGGTCTATCATTAGTGTCAAATCCTACTAAACTATCAATCCATTTTTGTTCAATTGTACTATTTGGACGACTAGTTTCCAATCCGTCACTGATTAACTGATACTGAATATGTGTATTTTGCTGTTGGTTATCTATTGTCCACCAGTTAAAACTGATCGCTATATCTTTATCTTTAATTAAAGATTCGCAGTTATAAATTGCGAATCTATTATTACTTAAGATTGCAACAAACTTAATATTTGAATTTTCTGGATTACTAATTATCCTTGAAACAGACAATGCTGATAACTTTCTAGTTTCAATTGCCGGGATTGTTGCTTTATTCTTAACCCAGTAATAGTAATAAGTTGTAAATGTTTGTGATGCACTATTATACTTGCGTCTAACAGAATATGCACTATCACCGTATTTTGATGTACCACTAATACCTTTAGCAAGTCCTGCTTCTGTTTCTGATTGTGTATCCCATTCACTAGGTCTTAATTTGCTCTCAACCCACTCATATACATCGACTGTAGTACCAGGGTACAACTTATTAAAGTTTGCAGTTGATTCTGTAATATCTCCCTGATGATGATTGATAAATCTAGCACTATCAATATCCCACCATAATTTACCAACCCATTTTGTACTTGTGTAATCTAATGGTTGCGGTGTTACACCTGTAGCAGTTGATATTGTATATCTTGCAGGATCGTAACTAGTTTTAAAAGATATTTCTTGTTCAGCTACACCTGCAATTTTTCCTTGGATAGGATCAATATAGTCGAGATATGCAACTTGTGCATTATTTGTTTTGTTATAAAGATACACACCTTTAAACTTGCTAAGATCTGCAGGTAGTACAGGCGATGTTACAATTGACCAACTCGTTGAGTTCAGTGGCTTTCTAAATTCTGCAACTACACCTTTATCAACAGTATTGTTTGTTGTAACTGTTTGATCTGGTAATCCTAAATATATGTGATTATTTTTAACTTTGATAATATTTCCAAAGTTTTCAGTATCTCTATCATATGAAAAGTCTTGTCCGTAAAGTAGTGTGTCATTTATTGTTTCGTATATTGACACTAGTCCACTATCATTGTCAACAGTATTAAGTTTAGTTGCATCGCCGTCGAATGTTGTTAACTCAACATCAAATGTAGTATACTTAATAATATCGCCACCTTTAGAAGTAATAGCAAGAGTATTGCCATCGAAGTCTAATTTAAATCCAAATTGTGTATTATCTGTTAAATCTTTAGGACGAAGTGTTTGAGTAAATGTATATACTCCGTCTTTTAAAATATAAACGTATACTGCTCCGCCATTAAGTGAAATATCACTATTATAAGGGGCGCCGACTGCAATTTTTTTACCATCGTTAGAAACTGCAATTGAACTTCCGTAATTTTCGCTTAAATTAAATGGTTCTAGTAATTGACTATAAACATATTGATCATTTACTAACTTATAAACTACAACTTTTCTGTTAGGAACACTACTATCATCAGGATTTGTATATCTAGCAGTTAATACTAAGACTTCTCCTAGTGAGCTAGTATCAAACTCTTCGCCAATCTCTTCTAAGAATTGCTGTTCTAATGTACTTTCTGTAATAGAATAGTTTGTATCATTAGGAACATACCCTAGTAAGTCTACTCCTGAATTAATTTCTGCCCATTCTGCTAAATTAAATGCGCCAGGTGTTATATTAGTTTTTGCTTCGTAGATAGAATCTCCGAATCTTACATACTCGCCGTCAAAGTAAGTAGCGTTTACACTATGCATACCTCTATACAACGGTTCAATACCTAAATTCCAATCTTCTGTTTCGTTTTTATCAAAGAAGTAAATTCTACCTTGATTTTCTTCGGTATTATTTCCTTTAGCAAGAACAAACAAGCGGTAAGATGTTGAAGATTTCTGTACAAACTTACAACTTGCTCCTAATTTTCTAAAATTATCAGAGTTGGGAACAGTATAATAGTTAACAAGTTGATATATAGATCCTGTCTTTTTATAAATTGCAAATGTACCTTCAGAATCGTTTCCACTTTCATAACCTGATGTTGTTACAGGAATATTGTAAACTCTTGTCCAGTCTAAGTTTAATGAAGACGGTGTTTCTGCTGTTTCTAAAATACCGTCAATTGTGTTT